ATTCGTTTTTTATTTAAGTTGTTTATTTTAAACAATTTATATTTTTGTGTATTTATTCATACACTATTAAATTTGGGCAAAGAAATGCCCCCATGCCTAGCAATCGACATGGGGGCGAACTTTTCTTTAGGTTGAACTAAGACTTAGAGGTAGTTTGCAGCAGCTGCATTACCTACGAAGCTTGTTCCGAGACCCTTAACTATGATAACGTGGTAGTATAAAGATGCACCAAAGATATGATCGACTACACCGTAGCGGGTCATAAGACCTACGCGTGGTGCAAAGTCGTTAGGACCAACTGTGCGCTGGATCATAACTGGGATGTATGGGCAATATACAATACCTGTGTCATAGTATTCGGTTCCCTTATAGCCTAAGAGGGCATACTCAAGCGGATTTGCTCTTTGACCTGAAAGATACTGCGCATCAGTACGGGTATCACGGTAGACGGTGAAACGTCCTCCGAGAGTACCAACCTTTGCGATTCCGGTTGGCTGCGTGTTAACGTTGCCGTTAACTGGCATCCACTGGAATTCTGGTAACATTTCAAGAATTGCGCACACACGAGGTGTAGCAATGATGAAGTTAGCAGAACCTCTACGGTTACGGATTGCGACACGATTAGCCTCGACAATTACCTTACTGTAGAAATCACGGTTTCTCTCTCCTAACCAACGTGCGTCAGCGGATTGAGCGTACCAATATGTGTATCCGTTAGGTGTACCTGCATTGAGACATACTTGGATCATACGCATGACCATTTCACGGTCGATTTCAGCCTGAATTTCATATGACATTGCATTTGTTAATTCAGAGTCGATATCGAGTCCGTTCATGTTCTTAAGATCCTGTTCAAGTTCAACTGACCAACGAGCAGCGAGGCGGCGTGTGCCAGCTTCAACTGCTGTCTTGCTGAACTCAACAACAACCTGTGGGATGTTGCCAGTTAATTCATAGTCACTGAGAAGTGCAGCAACACCCTGATCTTGACCAACGATGGTGAAGTCAGCGGAGTTTGCACCACTAATTCCTTGGAAGTATGATGCAGCACTTGTGCCTGTGAATCTTGTATCTAAGAACTGATAACCCAATTCTGCATTTCGTGCAGGACTGAATGATGTATCAGCGTTTGCTCCGTTAGGTCCTTCAACATTGGAACGATCCCATGTGGAATCTCCAGATGCTTCGCTATTGTTATTGGTTGTTCCTGCATTACCAGGTCCGAGTGTGGTCGAACCAGTTGCATAACCATCAATACCATTAGCACCTAATGAAGTAGCCTCATAGCGGTAACGTAAAGCAAATGCAAGTCCGACTGGGCCGCTCATTGGCTGTACACCTACGATCTCATTCGTGATAAGCTCTGGGAAAGTACGGCGAACCATTGGGATGAGTACCTTTGGTAAGCGTGAATCTCCTTGAGCATATGTATCTCCAGAGAACTGATTGTATGTTGCAGCTGTTCCGAAAACACCGCCGTTGGTAGAACTACCACCTGAGATATTGTAGGATGCTTCTTCGATGCACCATCTTTCTTGGTTCTCCATGAGAATAGCAGTAGTTAAGCGTTGGTGCTCGTTTTCGATTGGTGCAACCTTATCGGATGAATAATCGAGAACTGGGGCCCACTTTTCAACTAACTGCTGAGCACGAGAACGATCAATGTAGCCTGTAGCTGGATTGGAATTTCTCATTTGTTTGTTTACTCCTATGGATAGAATACTGTGAGATTGAAAGATACCTAAATTACTTCCTTACGGAGTAACTTTCGGTTTTCTTTAACTCACTCAGATATCCGTTAACTTGGGATGAACCCTCGTTAGATATAGCTACTGATTCAGTAACTACAGAACTGCTAGGAACTTTAGCATCTCTGGTTTTAGCAGATTGCTTAGCTTCACTAACAAGTTCAGACGCAGTTTTTTCTTCACTGCGTTCGAACATCTCAACAACATAGTTAAAATTCTCTTCAATATAAGAGGAATCCTTGTCGTTTAACAATTTAACGATAAAATCTTTTTTGCTTGATGGCATCCCCTTGGTCTTTTGTTCAAGGATAATGGTTGCCTCAACCATCTTAAGCTTCTCAACGAGAGCTTCATTTTCTTTATAAGACTCATTGAGCTTCTCATTAAGAGAGTCAATTGCCTTTTTACCTTCAGCAATTGTGGACTTGATACCAGAGTCAATGGACTCCTGATCAATTCCGACAATCTGACGGATTTTGTCAAGCTGTGTACGAGCGTATGTGTTCTCCACAGCTTCTTGTAATTGATTTGTTGGAAGTGCTTTATCTAACGAAATATCAATGAAGTTACTAACTTCATCAATCATAGAATTTTTGAATGCAAGAGCTTTTTCATTTAAAGCCTTGCGATAATGAGTTGCAAGCTTTTCTAACTTAGCGGAATGATCTTCGTTAATTGCTGTTAAAACTTTCTTGAGTTTGTCGGTGTGATCGGTATCAATAGCTTCTAAAAGTTTTTCTAATTTTTCAGCATGATCAACATCCTGTTTTGAGAGAGCACTTTCAACTTGGAGTGATAAGCGAGATTCAACTTTCTCATTAACTGCTGCTTCGAATGCTTCAGCAATTGCAGTTGCTGTCTCTTCGGAAATTACACTCTTGTCTAAGTTTTCTAAAATAGCTTTGAAATTCTTCATATTATGTATAATAACTTATCCCTTGATAATTACATTTTGCTGACTTTTTTTTCAGACTTTTTTGTTTTAGGAAATTTTCCTTTTGCACCCTTTTTGCCGAAAGCTGATTTTTCGCCTGACCATCCTTTTACCTTTTGTGAAGAAGCAGTCTTCTTAACTTTTTCGACGGTCTTTTTTTCAACTACCTGTTGAAGCGTTGCGTTGGCTTGTGCGTAATTCTTTTCACAAAGTTGTGTGATGAATTTTGAAATTAATTTGCGAATTTCCATATGTGTATTATTACTTACTCTCGATTGTTGCAATTAATAGCTTTTTAATGCATTAATAAATGAAACAAATTGTTCACGTAAATAAGCATCTTTATTTTTCAATGGAAGAGTTGAAATATTTTTTTGGAAATTGTCATAAAGTGCTTCAAGCTCTCCATTGTCTTTTAATACCCATTGCTTGGATTCTAAAATACCATTAACAAAGGCTGTAGGAACTGATGGATCAGCAACAACGTCAATTGCTACTAAACGAAAATCTGAAACTTTGCCAATTCCGTTTTCTTGATCGACACGACCAAGAGCACGAGAAGATACACCAAGTTTAACGCCATCTAAAATTAACGAACGAACAACTTGTCCAACAGGAGTTGAAAGGATCTTTGATTTACCTTCAAAAATATTGCCATCTTGTTTTAATTCGGTGACGATATGGCAAGCTCTTTCTAAATTAATTTCTGGTGATGTTGGGTGATTAAGTTCACCCGTTGCACGATTACCCTTAATCATTTCCTTATCATAACGAGCAACTTCACGAACCATTTCTTCTAATGGATAAACACGCTTATTGCGATTTGCTTCATTAGCCATTAAGAATGGTCCTTTAATGTACATGTTTGAAGGCGAATTACGATTTTGTTCTTCAACCAAATACTTTAATTCGTAGGTAGGTTGCTCGACCAAAAGATTATAAACGTTACTCATATATTAATTACTTAGTCTTCTATTTATACTAGTTAAGATGTTTTTCATTAAGAATTAAAAAAGTATATCCATTTTTTTTACACCATTGACGAGCCGCATCCCATTTTGCTTGATTTACTGCCCATGTAACTTTTTCATAAAGCATAGTAGATTGCTTTTTCTTCGATGTAATCGTAGGTGGTTTCGTTTGTTTTTCGGGTTTAACTTCAATTAAAAGTTTCTGCATCTTGCCAGTGCTATCTTTTAATGAGGCAACCAAATCAACAAAGTATCTATGTACTTTGCCGTCTTTTGGTGATTGATATGGGATTATAACGGATTCGCTTCCCCATGTTAATATATTAGGATTTTTATCCAGATATCTAAAACTAATAAGTTCTAGTTTTGATCTATATATTATAGGAATACTTCCTTTGTATTTTTCGGGATTTAGCGGTTGATAAATTCCCTGTGTGTAGTTGCGGTTTTTTTTCATAGTTGTTTATTTTTGTGATAATAAATGAATTGTTAGTTCATTTATTGCCACAAAGATAATCAATAAGATTATCCAAGATAGAACGAAATAGGATCTCTATCAACCATATCGGTCATGATTTCCTTTTCCAATTCTGCTTTTTCTGCTTCGCCTTGACGGAGAATATCTTGATAGTTTACGGTTTGGTTTCCGAATAAATTTGTTCCAGCGTATTTACCTCTGGTGTGACCCATAGTAATTTTGCAAAGAGCCATCGTGTATCTATAAACCCATAATTGGCTTACGATATCTTTAATTGCTTTTTGTACTCTGCAACCAATCAACCCAAAATAAGCGGATAAGAATGGATTTGGTTCAGGTATAATTTTTAAAATTTGAGTCTCAGGATAAAATCTAAGATAAGGTTTAAGAGCGAGGACTTTTTCTCTTGTATCAATCCAAGATTTAAGTGCTTGCCAAGTAACTAAATCATATCCTACATTACCAAGAAGTTGACCAAAGTATGCTTGTTGAGCAATTGTATTTTCAATTGTGAAAAGTGTATTAACACCAGAATTATTTCCCTCTTCGTATGAAAAAACATCAATAACTTTTCTATATTGATTCATGTCATAATCCCAACCCATAGAACCTGGGAATGCACTAGGCGGCGGAGTAAATGTTGTTCCGTAATATTGTGAAGCAGTACCACCATAATAACCTGAACCTGTTGTACTAGCTGGTGGATTAAAGGTTGTAGAATTATACATATCAGGTGTTATGTTAATTAACCTATCGATATGTAAGCCTACGCCTTGGGTATATAAATCTGATCTAAAAATTAGATATTCTTCTGTTGTACCAGAAAACTTTGTAAACCATTCACATGCAATATCAATATTCTCATAGATTTGCTCACTTGATAATTCGATTTGAATTAGCGGTTCGCCTAATCCCCTTCTGATTCTTTGCGCTAATAAATCATAGGTGGTAACCTTTGGTGAAAAGGTCATTGATCCGTGGAATCTGTTTGGTAGTACTGAATTAGCCATTTTGAATACTTATGGTATTGTATTGATAATATTCGGAGAAATATAATCAGAATAAAAATCAGAAAAATCTTGTAATATGGATGCAGGTGGAACTGGCGTATCTGCTTCCGCTGTTCCATCGGAACCCATAGTTAAAAATTTAGAATCAATCGTATAAATTTTATTAATAACATTATTAAAGGCTTTAAACATCCATCCTTTGATAGTAAATGAAGTTGTAGCAGAAATTCTATATGGTTGAGTGCCAGTAAGGTCGTTTGGGTATTGTAAGTTCACATTACCACTCCATAAAACTTCACTTCTTATTTCATATGGAATAGATGAATTTTTAAGATTTGGTAACTTCCAAGAAACTACAATATATGGATCGCAATAAGGAATAAAGTTTGTTAAAATTTGATCCATATCAGATTGATAACGTGTTATAATTGTCATCTCAACTGCTATGTTTACAGGAACAGGTTGTAAAACTGGTAATATATATTCACCACTTCCGTCAGTTGAATCGTATTCAACTTTAAATCCATCAATCTTATTAACAACTCTACTTTGATCTCTGGAAATAGAAGAAAGATTTATAGCAATAACAGGAACCGTTAAGCCACCAGCCGCTGGGCTATTTAAATTACTGAATACTCTTTGTTTTGGTGAATATACAAACAAAACTTTGTCGCCACTTGTTGGAGCAACCAAAGTTTCTGTGTTATCATAACGTTTAATGATAACATCATTGAAAGCCTGACAAAATTGTTCAATAAGAGTCTGGACTTCCCAATTAAAGGTATAGTTCTTCATTAATGAATACTTACCTAAATAATTTTAT